CGGACGGGACAGCAAGCTCCGTCTTGTCCAGGTGGTCTACAAGGCCGTCGAACCAGTGACGTGCGACGACACGGACGATCTCGGGTCCGGTGGTAGGGGCAGTGGTCCCTGTCCCTTTGAGAATCCCCGAGTTGGTGGCGTCGGCTGCCACCGTGGAGGTGGTGCCGTCGAAGGCGTTGGCTTCTGACGTCCACCCTCCGCCGACGTCAGTGGGGCCAGCGTCGGACGCATCGAAGTAGTGAATCAGGTTCTGGTTCCAAACGGCCACGATTCACCGCCTCCCACTATCGAGACGGGGCCGGTGCCATGCGCGACACCGACCCCGTACCCTGCTCCGCTCCGCTGATTGCTATGCGCCCAGGAAGTCGATGTTCCAGGTCACCTCGAGGGAGTCCCCGGCCTGCTTGTCGATGGTCGCAGCGAACACGTACCTGGCAACAGTGTCGCCAGCGACGGACGCTACGTCGGTGAGTGGCGTCTCGTTCGTCAACACGACAGACCCGATGGCCGAATCGGTGATGTCGCCTGCGATCCAGGTGCAGACGTAGGTGGTTCTCCAGCCGAGACCGGCACCCTTCGTCGCCTCTGTCGCTGTCGTGTCGAGCGCCTCCTGAGACCCTGTCAGGTAGCCGGTCGCCTGATACGACCCTGCCCCGGCCTTGGATGCGGCAGTGACCGCCGTCGCCAGTTTCATGCCGGTGACGATCTCAACCGAGTCGAGGATCGTGCGGGTGGCGAGCATGTCGTCGCCGTAGTCGGTGACGAGGTTGTCACCCTTCTCCGTGTACTTCACGTTCCCGTCGGGACCACGGAGCACGACTTCGACGTTGCCGCCAAAGAGGTTCTTCGACGTGATCTCACGGCCACGGTCCATCCGGACGGCCACCTCGTCGGTGACCTTGTTCTTGTCTGTCTGCATTGGTGCCTCCTCAGGCGCTCTTGTCTTCGTCCGGCTTGACTTCTTTCGTTGCTCGAGGCCGCCTCGGGTTGCCCTTCGCGGTCACGAGATGCTGCCACTCCTTCGGCACCTCGTGGCCTTCGCGAGCCAGCCACGACGCCGCGGCAGGACTCTCCAAGACAGCGAGGTCTTTGGCGGCGTTCAGGAAGAGGTCTTTGGCGGCGATCATGCGTCGATCTTACCGAACGCGGGCTTCGCCTGAGTGCCGGTGTTCTCGTACATGTCGTCGTTCGTGAAGTCGTAGACGAAGCCGCCCGCGGGGATGGACCCCTCGTAGGAGCCGTCCACGTCATCGACTCCCGCTGTCGTGTTCCCGAGCACCGTGTCGTCGAAGACGTTGGAGAGGTGCGTGAAGCCCTGCCCCGTCTCCTCCGTCGCGATCAGGTCACCGGCCACGCCAGTCGTCTTGGCCGTGAGCGTGCAGACGTCGCCTGCGAACGCCGAGGCGCCGACGGTCGGGTGGATGAGTGTCCCGGCGAAATACTCGACGCCTTCCGTGCCGGAGGCGTTGATGGCTGCCACGATGTTGACCTTCGTCGCTGCCTCGCCTGCGCCGATGGCGATGTCATACGCCGCAGCCGGAGTGTCCAGCAGCGTGTAGACCGTCGTGTCGAGCGTGAACTCGTCGCCGTCCGAGACTGGTTCCGCGATCGTCAGGGTGCCCTGCGACGCCACGCCGTCTACGCCATCGACCGGGGCGCCACGAATCGACAGGGGCTTCACGGCCCCGGCGCCGATGATGACGTTGCCGCCGGTGATGACTTGGCCGGTTGCCATGGTGTTGATTCCCATGCGTCTCCTCCTCTGGAGAGTCGGCGGGCCGGGGCTTCTGAAAGGAGAGCTACCCGGCCCGCCTGGACCTCCTGCTAGATGCTGGTGACGGTGCAGAACGCGTACGGACGGTACACCTGGAAGGCGACCCTCACGTCAGCACGGACCGCCTGCTTGCCTTTGATGAAGTAGTCCGAATGGGAGTCCGAGACCTTGACTTCGACGCCACGCTTGTAGGCGAGATCGCAGTAGTCGAAGTCTCCGACCAGTCCGGTGTTCTCCGTCAGACGGGACTCCTGCGCGACCGGGAGGCCCCAGATCGTCGCGGGTCCTGCCTCTGAGGGGGAACCCCAGATGTAGATGCCGTCCGTGGTGCGGAGCAGCCTGACGTCCTGCCAGTCGTTCGGGTTCATCACGATCAGGTTTGGCATGCCGTAGCCGCCGACCCTGACCTTGGTGAGTGCCTTGTGAATGGCGTCCGGGACCGGATCGGTGCCCTTGGCTTGCGTCTGGATGGCACGGTCCAAGATGCCCGACAGGTTCGGGGCGGTGCCGTCACCGACCAGGACTTGCAGCGCCATCCGCTCCGTCAACCCCTTCCGCATATTGCGGTCCAGGTATGAGGACGTCTGTGACACGTCCTCCAACTGTTCGTCTGTGACCGGAATGAAGTGCGCGACCTTCCGCACCGTGGACGTCTGCTCGGTCAGCTCGAACGCCGACTCGGCATAGGTGCCACCCTCGAGTGCTTCGGCAGCTGACTGCATGTAGACGATGGCAGCCTGGTTCGTGGTCCCAGATGGGATGAAGTCGAGGATCGAGATCGGCGCGACGGCGTAGTCGACGAGCCTCCCTGTCCGTGTCGATTCGGGCAGCCAACCGGCAGCCGTCTCGAACAGCGTCTTGACCTCGAAGCCGTCGAGACTGAACTCCTTGCCCTTCTGCTCAGGGTCGAAGCCCTTGAAGAAAGACTCGCCAAACGACTTCGGCTCGCCGCCCACGACCGGGGCCGCAGGGGTGGGAAGCATGTTGGCGGGCTGGTCGAGGAGTCCCAGGACGGTGGCGAGTTGGCCGTTGCCCTCGCGGGCCTTCTCCAAGTCCGCGGCCTCTTTCACCTTGGCGGTGAGTTCGATGATCTCGGCGTCCCGTTCGCGGACCCACGCCACCTTCTGTTCCGTGGTCTGAGCGTCGGCGCCTTCGATGGACTTGACGTTCTCGAAGTCCATCTCCGGTCCCGCCTCAGAGAAGACCTTGGCGAGTTCGTCCGACTTGGTTTGCAGTTCGTCGATGAGTGTCGTGAGTTTCACTTGCTACCTCCCACTCGTGGCGAGCCGAGCGTCCGCGAGATGGCGGCGGGCGGCGAGTAGCGCAACGGTGTAATCGTTCGTGTGGTCGGGCGGCGGCGGGTCGATGAGTGACCCGAACATTTCTGCTGCCGCCACGAGCCGTGTCTTTACTTCGAGGAGACGAGCCACGGCTTCGTCACCCAACGCGGTGCCCTTCTCGGCACGGAGTTCGCTGATCTCGTCGGCCCGGGCGTAGAGGAGTTCCACGGCCTGGGCGACCTGTTCGGCCTGGTCCACGAACCGGAGGCCTTCGGCTTTGATGTTGACGGTGAGTGTGCCTTCCCCGGCGCCCACGAGCACCGGAGATACCTCAGCCACTTTGACGCCAGGGGACCCGTCCTGTCGGGGAGTCAGGAACCGGACACTCTGCCCGTCATGCTGCCCCGACTTGGAGCCGCCGTCGAGGACGTTGAATCCGTAGGACCACTGCTGGAGCGGACCCATGTTCTTGACCGTCTTGTACGCCTGCTCGCCCTCGATGGTGTCGAGGAAGAACTTGCCGTCGAACACGGCGGCGTCGCCCTGCTCCACGATGCGGCCTTTGCCGACGAGTCGGCTCCGGTCGTGCGCCCACGCCACAGCCACGTCCTGGGTGCCGAAGAAGCCTGGGAGCGTCACGTCCCGGTCCTTGTCGATGACGTTCATCGTCGCGATGACCGCCTTCACGGTCCCAGCGTCGTCGTCGAGTTTCAACTCTGTGATCGGAGTCTGTTTCGTTTCGAGCATGTGTAGGTCTCCCTCCACGAAGGAAGTGTCGGTCGAAGCCTATCACCCTGGGCGCCTGTGTCTACGACAAGGCTCTCTCTACGGCTTCACGGAGCCGTGCGGGGGCGTTGGCGTAGCCTGCCCACTTGGACACCGTTAGGGCTGTTCTGCGGGAACGTCGCACGTCTGCGATGAGGGCCTCGAGGTCGGCGTCGTTGCGAGTGCCGTGCCACGTCCTGTGCTTGATCCAGTCGTCGTTGGGTGGCGTGTCAATGTTCATGTTCATACCGTCAATGCGTCGGTGAGGATGACAGAGAAGAACTCGTCAGCGGTCGTGGAGCCAAGAACTATGACTTCCGATTCGCCGACGACTCCGAACCCTAGTTCTCCGAGCGAGAAGATGCGGTCCAACGGCACGTCCGAGACGAGGAGCGCGCCACGCTCTGATCCGTAAGCGAACGAGAACGCAGTGTCAATATCGAAGGCGAACGACGAGAGGCTGTTGAGTTCAACGTCATGGAACATGGCTTCAGTGAGTCCGTCCATCCTCGTCCCCCTCCACAACTGCCATCCGTCGCGAGACATCGTCGACGCGTGGTTGCCGATCTCTGCCACGTAACTCTGCGTCTCTGTGTAGGTGGCGCGGGCATGGGCACGCAGGATGGAATAGACGTTCGGGGAGTCCGTTTCGAGGACAGCCAAGTCTTGGAGGAGTCCGTGCCCCATCCGATAGGACGGCGGCCAGGGCAGCCCGAACTCGAGCGACACGGCATGCTGGTAGGCGACGGCTGCCGGGTTCGTGTCCCCCGACGTATGCTGCCATGTCTGAGCGATCAGGTTCGAGACCTGCTCCCCGGGCGTCTCACCGAATGCCCTCATGGCTGCGGTCGCTGTCTCCGAGTCGAGGCCGCTGGCTTCGAGGAAGGCGTTCTTCGCTGCCGTCAGGTCCGTTGCGTCGAACGTGTCGTCCAGGTGCCTGCCTATGACACGCCGTTGGAACAGGTCGGCCTTGCTGTCGGTCGTGGACCAGCCGGGAATCCTGCCAGGTGTCGGCGTCGAAAGGTTGATGCCCTGCGCTGCGGCACGCTCAGCCATCCAGTCGTCTGCGACGTCGGAAGCGAATGCCCGGTTGCGTTCGCCTTGGAGTTGCTTGCCCTTCATTGACGCTGCGGTGCGGTCGTAGTCGGCGCCGTAACTCTCTGTCCATTGCGCTGGCTTCGGCTTCCCGGTAGGAGCAGACGGGGCTTGGATGGTAGGAACCGATGGCGGTTCAGGTACCAGAGGACGTTCCGCCAACTGGGCGTCGATCTGTTGGCCGAGCGTCATCGGCTTGGGAGCCGGTGCGGGTGGCGTCGGAGCCGTCAGAGTGGGCGTCGGCTGGCTCCCGGGCTTCGCTTTCACCTTCCGGTACTTGCAGAAGCAGCGACAGTTGATGACGTTCCCCGGGGAGCCTCCCGGGTCCCGCGGATAGCGGAGCCGTTCGCCGCCGACGTTGAACCTGCCCGCCTGGCCTCCCCGGCCCCGGTCCTCCACGAACCGTGACTGGCCGTTGGCGCGCTGATGGGCTTCACGGACTTTCGAGTCGCCGTGCGTGAACCAGACCTTCCGCAGCCGCAGCGTCCTGGTGTTCGTCGCCGTCGTGCGGGCCGATTCGTAGCGGATCGATTCGGTGGCCTGGAGCGTCTCAGACCACGCTATTCGCGCCGCCTTGTTGTCAGCAACGGCGGCGTACTCCGATCTGAGTGTGGCCCGCATCGTGGACCGAAACGTGCGTGTCGGATCGGTCGAGCCCTTCACGGCTTTGAGCGCAGCCGGGGTGTGGGCGCGGACGAGTGCCGAGTAGTGGTCGCGCTGGGAGGCGGCGATGGCGAGGCCATGCTCTGTGGCGTAGCCGGTCAGGGTCTTGACGACGGCGGGCGGCATCGGATAGTCGGTTCCAAGCGTCGCCTGTTGGGTCTCCCAAACCGTCGCGAGGCGAGGCGACGTCCAGAGGGCGACGATGGCTGCCTTCCATTCCCGATCCGACACGGCGCCCCGGGCGGCGCGTTCCCACCCAGCCGGGGTCGTCGCCGACGCGGTGGCCTGCTCGACGCGGCGCAGTTCGCGACGGATCGTCTTGGCGATGGCCGGGGCAGCTGCCTTGGCGAGGTTCTCGTCGAGACGTAGCCGTTCCTGGCGCATGGCCTGGACCGACTGTTTCGTCATCACTCCTCAGGCTCCTCCACTGACTGCTCTATGAATCCGGACGGCAGCGGCGACGGCTCCGGTGGCTCTTCGTCGGCCATGAACTCTTCCGTGGCGTCGGCGTCCACAGGCACCGCCATCATCGACACGGACCGGAGGAAGATTTCGTGGGCGTCCTCGACGGGCAGGTTGAGGACGCGACGGCCCTCAGCGACCGTAGCCCAGCCGCCCTGGATGGCGAGGTTGAGTCGCTTCGCCAGGTCGTCCTCGTCCTGGGACAGCGCCCTGACTTCGGACAGGTCGAACTTCAGATGATGGTT